CCAAAGCATCGGCATAAAGGTTATACAATGGAGTTCTCGAAATCCACGTTTTAGCTTTTACAGTAACAATACCAGAGCCACCTGTCGCAGTTAATTCAACATCTAAAATACCACCCATTTCGACACTTAAATCAAAATTCTCTGGGAATAGTACAGTAGAAAGTTTGTCAGAAAGAGCCATAGTATCTTCTAACTGCAATTCAGCTTTATACATAGTATAATCGCCACCTTTGATACCTACTTTTACTTGTTTAGGCATAAACGTACATTCAAAGCCTTTAAGACCTGTTGATGTTTGTTGACCACCAATAAAGGTAGTATCAATCCAATACATTCTCATATCTTTTCTATCTTTGAATTTGCGTAAGTTTTGGTAAAACTTAATACCTAAATCTTCAAGTTCAATGTTAAATTGATGTGGTTTCTCGTCAATCTTAACAGTAAACCCATAACCAGATTGTTTCACTTCTGGGTCAGGAGTAGTATCTTCATTACCAAATATTTTAGGTATATAAAATACTCTGTCTTTTCCACTTGCTAAGGTAGCTTTTTGTAGATATTCAAGCATATCCGCAAAAGAGCCTAATTTAGCGTTAGGTATCTCAAATCCATCAAACGTTAATATTAAGCCAACTAAATGGTCTAATTTAACGGCACACGCTGGTCTCCCAACATTCCCCTTCTTAGAGGAACAATTTACTTCTCCGATAATCATAATTTTATTTTTTATAAGTTAAACAGTTTCTACTCATTTTAAATTGAAAGTTTTTTAGTTGTATAGCATCAACCGATTGTGTGAATTTATGTGCTTCGTAGCCTTTTAGTCCTGTTTCGCCATAGAAATAATGGAAAATTGTATCTCCTGTGCGATAAACAGATAAATCTCTATCGAAACATAAAATCCTAAGAAATTCTTGAAGCACTGGTATTAAGATTGGCTTAAAATTAACCGCATCTCTTTTTTCCCTAGTCCAATTTTTATCCGACATAGTTGCTATTACTATATCTTTAATGACCCATATTCCATCGCCCTCTGATGAAAGCATTGAATTAACAAAAAAGAAGGGTAGCTTTTGATTAACACTCTCTTTGCCTACAACATTAACAAACTCAATAGGAGTAGAATGATAGAAACGAAGTTTGAAAGGTTGCCCTTCAATATAATCCTCGTTTTTTTTCATTTCTTTGTCAATATTATTGGAAATAATCCCAACAATACGCTCCATTGATGTTTGTATTTGTTTATAGTCCATAGTTTTGTGTTATTAACAATTCAGCCCACTTAGTAAAATCAAATTTTACTTCTTCCGTTTCGTATTCGTCTTTATTTGTATAAAGCCAATAGAAAAAGGTAGAGTTCATACTAACCATCTTATCCCACGATTGTTTTATTTTCGTATAGTTAGATATTACAGATTGATTTTCTACTTTATCTACTACTGCTGTTGCTCTATTCATTAACATCTTCTCCTGCTCGTGCAAGTAAGAGCAATAAACATAGTTAGCAATAGGGGATATTTTATTCGTGCTATCTGCAAGTTTATCTTTAAGTGTTTGCCATTTTTCCTCTACTGGGTCTTTGGCTAACTCGCTATAAAACAATTCAGTCATAGCAACGCCCAATATTTTGTTCAAATACTCTCTCTCAAAGAAAACTATGTATTGGTTTATCCTTGCACCCTCCGAAGTGTTTAATTCAGATGAGTAACCATTGGAAACCTCTGTCATAGGTATCTCGCAAAAGCCAAAAGCAAAATATGTTTTATCTATAATGCTCATTTCTTGATTATTTTATCTTGTAAAATCCAATTTCTACTATTGATAATTTGCGTAAGCATATCATCAAATTTAACACCGTAAGAAATACACGCAACACCTGTTTCAAGTGGGATTAACCAACCTTTTTTATGTTTTGGCACAATCATAGGGATACGTCTTTGGTCGCAAGATAAAGAAAACCATATATCGCTACTATTAGTGTAAACCATCTCTATTACGTCAAACGGATTCTCTAAAAAAACGTCTGCGTGAAAACCACAAACCCCTGTCCCTATAATATTAACAGCATAATCGCTATCTACATCATAACAACATTGATAAAAGTCTTTATGACCATTTTTATATCTCTCCGAATGCTCAAATAAAGTTCTTCCGTGCCAAGAGATAACTGCTTTCTTTTGATATTTATCTATCGCCTTTATCGTTTCTTCAACGTAATTCTCTGGATAAATAAAATCATCATCAACAGTTAAAACATAACCTTTCCACTCGTGAGCAAAAGCAAATTTCCCTGCACAACCTACATCTCCTATTTTATCAAGAGTGTTGTAGGTACTTACGTTTGGAAGGTCAGGAATTTCCATTCCACCATTGGTAAGTACCACCAACTCATCTACTTGTTTATATAAAGAAAGGATAGCTTTTGCGAGAACATCTTCTCTTGAAGGGAAAGTAGCCATATATGCAGTAACCTTGTTTTTATTTACAGGTCGCTTAACGACTTTCTTACACATATCATTTGATATCCTTATAGGTTTAATACCAATAATCGGAGTATCTTTTTTGATTTTCGCATACCCTTTACGGATAAGTTCGTCAGCAAAAGGCTTCTCTAACATTTGGCTTTGACCCACCATTCGTGAATCAAAAGGTGCGTAAGACTGTGTATATACTACTTCTACCATTTTTTTATTACGATGCTTTGTTAATAGCTGCTTGAATAGTTGCGTAAGTTCCTTTTACAAAAGAAGTTTTCTCGTTAGAAGAAACGTATTTTATCAAACGTGTTTCTCCTATGATTGTTCTTTTGTTTTCGGTTAAGTCATTACCATCTAATCCGATAATCAACTTTTCTTTGTAAATACGCACTCTATATTTAGAGAAATCTCCTAAGATGAAATCCCCTTTGGTAGCTTGTAACGATTGGATTACTTTCAATCCGTTTACTTCCATCACACCAGCAACAGTAGAAACACGAGGAATATTGCTTGATTTTGCTAATTGGAATTTAGCAATATCTACTGGGTGCATCACAATATGTTTAGGTTGGAAACCTGACATAGTCGATTGAGCAGTAGCCACTACAATAACATCAATGATATCTGCACTTGGTACAGTACTATTAAAGTCTGTCAAGTTAAACGCAGTTGCATTTGCTATAATATCAGCTAAAACATCAGCAGATTTTTTCACATACAATTTCTCGTTCAATACTCGGTTGATTTCGCCTGACATATACGAAATATCGTCTAAGCTTTCTTCCGTTACTTTTACAAAACCTGTGATTTTGGTAGCGTTAGCCACTTTTTCTTTGAAGTCAACATCAATTTGGTTTTTCTTTTGTCCTTCGGTTGTTGCACCAACAGAACCTTCGCCTTCAACTTCATCAACCCAAGTAATACTTGCTTTGTCGGTTGAGCCTAAGTCCACATAAGAAAGTACGCTATCAATAAGCGTTCTATTGATATCATAAACATCTCCTTGTGCATCAAGTAAAGAAAGTCTTGGAGTAGCATCAGCAACAGTAACGTTTGCAGTCGTCATATCGCCTACTGCTTTAACCTCAAAAGATACTTCTTTCTTAGCTTTCACATCAGCCATTGATTTACTTACTAACTCATTAATCGATTTAACCTCTTTAACAGAAGTTTTACCTTTGTTAATAGCAGTTGTTAATTCACTTGACAAATTAGCCAAATCTTCTTTCGTAGCCATACCTTCAAACTTAGAGGTCATTTCGTCAGACTTAGCTTGAATAGCTTTTTTTACTTCATCAGCCGACATTGTGGCTGGTAACGACGCTTTAAAAGCATCTAATGCACTATCAAGTGCTTTTTTAAATTCTTCGTTCATTTTTGTAATAATTTTAGTTTTAAATAATCTTCGATTTCTTTCGCATTGATAGTGATTTCTCGGCTATCTTCTTTATTTTGTTGAGTGTTTTTCAACGGCTCATCATTTTCATTAGTTAATGTTGGAGTAATTGGATTAGAGCCTAAAACAACAGCAGAGCCTTCAATCAATTTTGCTTGTGTAACCGCCCAAAAATAACCTTGTTCTTCTGCTTCTTCTTTGTTTATTACCTCTGAAATATATTTATCCCAATTCTCTTTCTCTTCTTTCGCCCATTTTTCGTCTGTATTGACACATAAATGGATATCTACATACCTCATACCAACAGAGTGCTGTTTAACATATCCTTTTTGGTATTGCTTATACATAAATGGGTTTCTATCTTCGTCTAATTCTACATCAAAAATAAGGGCTTCCGTATTACCCTCTTTATTCAAGCCTACGTCTTTCCAAGAATATTCTTTTACAGATGCTTGTACTTTGTCTGTTATAATGCTCTCAAAAAGCAATTTATGCTCCTGTAAGAGATATAAATCTTTCTTCTCTTTGAGTGTCTTTTTCCATAACCCTTTGATATGTACATCATTGTGGCTATCTAATATCCCAGTAGTATTGATAACGAGCCTTAGTTTTAATCCGCTTATTTCTTCTTGGCTTTCTGCTTTCGTTGCTTTTTCTCTATGTGTAGAAAATAAAGTAGGAGATGCAAAAAAACTATCAGTTTGTTTTGTTACTGCTTTTTTTAGCGACATCAACTCTTTTTTATTCTCTATCAGATGTTTAAAAAGTTGCTCTTTGGTTTCAAAAGTAGGTATATCCATCACTTATCTATTTTTTCGTTTGTTTCGACTTGTTTCGTTTTTAAGTCCTTGATACGTTTGATTTGTTTAGCATTTAGTTCCATAATTACTCAATATAAGGTTCAATAATTGCTCTACATTCCTCTTTACTCAAAATCCCATCTCTATACGCAGGCAATACTCCATTGATAGCTTGTTGCAACGCTACAGCCCCTTCTTTTAGGCTTTCTTGAAAGAAATCCATGTGCGACCAATCAGGTTTATACTCCCAATCTCTTTGTGGAATACCTTTAATCCTGACTAAATCTCTAAATCTTGGTGTAGCTTCTGGAATAATTGTTCCCGTATAAAACTCTTTCCTTGCTTCTGGTAAAGATTTGTATCTTGTTTCGTGGACTGAAAAAATATTTGGCAATCCAAAAACCTCAAAAATAGCCACCTTAGCATCCATTACCAATGCTGGTAACTGCATATCTACTATTTTAGAAGTCAAAGGCACATAACTTGCCGCACCTTTGGTAACAATATACTTAAATTGATTACGCAAACCTCCATACTGCTTTAATGCTTTTTGTATATCGTCTTTCTCTTTGTTTAAGAAAGGAGAAGTAATCATATCCACATCTTTCGCTCCTTGACCAATAATACCCCTTGCTCCACCATCAGCAATAAGCTGTGTAGTCATTTC